TCAAGAGAAAGAAGTTTCTTTACATCTTCTGGTCTATCTAACGCTAAAAAAATTACTTCTAAGTCAAGGTCATTCATTTTTATATGATGAGTATAAGGGACAGACCAATGAAAGTTTCCCCAGTCTGTTTCTGGAAACCAGTCAAGCCAAGTCTTAATAGTAGTAGTTCTTAGTTGTGGATTAGTGTTTCTTATAATAGCCCAACGAGATTTACGAATCCCATCTTTGTTTTGCTTTTGCTCTAAGGCTCTTCTGAATACCTCTACACAACAACCAACAGATTTACCAGAACCAACTGGACCTCGAATGCCACGAAAGAAACTATTGTCCTTCATAAAATCTTTTAAGACTTTACCATCAGGCTTGTATTTAAAATCCATACTATCTTAGACCTTTATCTACCCCAGCCTTTAATAATTTTTCTATAGCTTCTTGTCCCCTAGCTTCAATAATATTATCTAGCATCTTATTAGAAACAAATGATGCACCATGCTTTTCATCAAAGTATTGAAAGTGTATATCTTTTACAATCCTTCTAAGCATTCTGTGTTCTTCTGGCTTTAGGGTATTGAGGAAGCTCATGTAAAACTCCTATGTGATGCTGTCTTCTTTGCAATTTTCTTAGGTTGTTTAGAAACTTGTTTGCCTTTTCTCATGGCTGCTCTTTTCTTTCGAGTAGTTGCTCGATACTCTGCATCACTTAAAGATTTAATTGCTGACTCAGGCAAATACCTCTCCCCAGTTTTAAGAGAGGGTTTGCCAGATTTGGTTCTCCACTTCTGCCTAGTCCATGCTCGAAGGCTTCTCTGACTCTTTGCTAAAGTCATTAAGTGTAACCACCACCTTTTGATTTATACTGCTTGGCTAACATCTGTGCTTTGCGTGCAGACCATTGACCGGGATTGCCACCCTTTCCACTCGCTTTAATTCTACGAAAGAGTGCTGCCCTCATCTTTGGTTTGGTATAGTTTCCAGCTGCGTTTACTGCCATAGCTTCTTTATGACCTAGCATCTGGTAGATACAAACCACCAATATCTGTTTTAATTAATTCCATTGCATCTGATGCTGATGAACCTTGACTTCTATATCTTCTATAGAGCTTTATAACTTCTGACATTGAAGGCGCACCTCTCATTTTCATCATGTCACCAAACTCTCCAGCGAGTTTTTGTTCTATGTCTTTTGTCTTTTCTTTAGAAGTAAAAAGTGTTTTCTTCTTAGCCATTATTTCTTTTTCTTTGCTATTTTCTTTTGAAGTTGTTTAGGAAGAGTCTTCTGCTTAGACGTTAAGTTAGAACTCTTCTTGGGTGGTCTACCTTTGGTAGTTCCATATGTTCCTTTTCCCATAGGCATTACGCAGTTCCTTTCTTTTTGTTTTTGTTTCTTCTTGATATTGCTGCTGCTTTACTCTTAGCATCAGATTTACTACTAGCTCCCCAAGCCCTAAGACTAAGAAGAAGCCTTGTTGGTCTTCCCTTTGAGTCCTTTTCTGGACCTGACATTCCCCCCATTCTTGCTAGAAAGCTTGCTCTTCTTGGGTTGTCGCCTGACTTTACTGGTGGTTTTAGAGTCCCCTTCTTGTAGCTTGCTCGACCTTTTGCGTTCAAGCCTCCTTTTGGGTTCTTCCCCTCTTTCCTTGTCCAAGCTTCCGTCATGTTCTTTTCTCCTTAGTACATTTGACATTAACACAGCAACACGCATAAGCAATCCCTTTAGTTGTAAAAATATTTTCATCAAGCTTTTTTCTCCTAAAATGTTAGTGTGCTATCCCTTGCAACTGTGAGTGGTCGACTTTTGACCCCACCCCACTCACAGTCAGAGTCTGTAGCATGCTATCAGCAAATTATGTTAGGTCTATATTGACAGATATATTACCAACATGATTGTGCATTACTCTGTCTACTGCTTTGTAACCAGCCCTATCTAGTAAATCTTTACTAGCCTCAAGCTGTACATACTCACTCTTTGCCTTATCTGATAGTGTTACTAACTTGCTCAAGGCTTTCGTAGCATTCAGACCAAGCTGTTCTCCAATGCAAGTCATCATATACTGTTGCACATGTGGCAATCGCAAAGCCTTGCTAGCTGTAACTCTACCACTATCCCCATCACTATATCCAGCTTTTGCACTAGCATCTGTTATTGTGCCACCAGTTGCTACGAGTGTATCAACCAATGCTTTCTGCTTTGTAGTCAGCTTGTTGCTCATCACATTCTCCTATTTGCATCATACAGTTCCTTATAAGCTTGTATTTAAGCCTTGTTCTCACTTCCATGTCAAGGTCTTAATTTCATTAGCTGTCTTTTTCAGCCCCCAGAACAGCCCTCAAGCATTTAAGATTGTGTTACCGAAGATGCCCTCCACTTCATTCACAATTCTATTACTCAATATTACTTTTCCTTATCTAAGTAATTACCTCGACCATTATAGCAGAATGGAAATTCAGATTCGTGAACTACTCTTTGCTTGTGACATTGACTTATCCAACTAAGGTTTACTATTGCTCTTTGTATCAAGGCTCAGTCCGAATCAGGTTTCCATTTGCGGTCGTATAGGTAATTTTAACTTAGATAAGGAGTAATATTATGAGTAATGAATTAGTAAATGCGTGGAGAACTATCTTCGACACAATCTCAAATGACTATCAGCGTTCATACGAGCTAAAAAAGGCTAATGACGACCTTTTATGGAAGGTAGATAACAAGGCTAAATACATAGCTGATAAGTCAGCAGAGTATGATGAAGAATATAGAGAATGTGAGAAGAACAACAGCATCTCTACAAAGCTTGAAAGATTGGATTCTCAAATCGAGCAAGCTGGTGTCACCAAAACACAGATGGAGCTTATGCAGAAAGCTTTGGAGAAAGTGATGTTGGGACAGAAGATAGATGTCACACCTAGAAGGACACTTGCAGAGATGCCACAACGAGCAACAGAAACTATTGATAACACAGCATCAGTAGAGAAGAAGCTTAAGTCTGAAAGCTAAGACGAAAGACCTGAGCAAGTCTATAAACTGCTCATTAATTTTGCAAAGGAGGTTCGCATGTTGTATTTAGTTCCACTTGTTTTTGTCGGCTTGATGCTAGTGATTCTAGCTTTTATATTATACTTATGGAGGACACCATGAAAGGGTTTATAGAAGATGTAGTAGGGGTTATCTTCATCCTCATATTCTTTACCATCTTATTCTCAGGATTACTTGAACAGTTTATCTTAGGGGTTATCGAAAGCTTCTGATAAAAGCCGCTGCTCTGCGTGCCTTGAGCAGACGGCCTTTTATCTTCAGCTGAGATATGGTTGGTCGAATTTATAAACAACAACACTCTCATGTTGAGCTGTAGATTTTAACACATGAGTTTTCTAGAAAATTAAAAGGAGAAATTTATGGAAGAATTAGACGAAGAATTTTTTACAATAGATACTAATGCATCTGGTCAACGAATAGCATGTATGAAGTATGACAAAAACATAGAGATATATAAAGCCAAGAAAGGTAAGTTCATGGTCGTTTGTTGGGAGCATCAGCATGTAGAACGACTAGCATTTAATAAACTATCAGAAGCTATAGAACATTGTATGGAATACAAAAGAATACAAGACAAAGTAAGAGTACGTTATGTCAATCAGTATGGAGGCATATCATAGATGCACCCTCTAACAAAAACGTCTTGCTCTCTGGTAAAGGATTCCCTTCGGCACTTCGTGTCCTTGACCATGCAAGCCGTTCTTGTTCTGAGGGTCTGTAAATTTTTAAGTAATCAGTTGAACCTAGTACTAAATTTCGATAAACTAAACATGGAGAAAGCAAATGACTAATAAAGAATTTAATTATTCAAAAGAAATCTTACGACAAATAAATATGGCAGACCCCAATGCTATGAGCTGTTGGGGTGTGATAGTAGGTCACAACTGCTTTGCCTTACCAGAGTCTAAAGAACGTAGAGCTGGTATAAAGATGAAAGCCAATGGATTTATTCATAAAGGCAGAGTTGATGTTGATTTAACATGGCGTGATGACTACACCATAAAGTTCTATAACAAAAAAGGTAGTGTCAGCAAAACAATAGAGAGAGTCTATGCTCCAGAGTTATGTCGAGTATTAGACATAGAAATAGAAAGTGGAGACAAGACACCAGTCAAAGACCTTGAAATGGTATTGTCTGAGACTGGGAATGTTTTACATGCAGATTTAAAAGGAGAAAGCAATGGATAAAGTAGAGAAGAGACTTAACACACAACGAGCAAAAATACTGCAGCACTTGAAAGATAATCAAAGCATAACACCAAGAGAAGCGTTAGATTTCTATGGTTGTATGAGGTTATCAGCACACATACTTACTCTTAAACAAGAAGGTATAAAAATTGTAACTCTGATGAAGCAGATAGGTAACAGAAGATTTGCAGAGTATATGCTTGAAGTAAAGTTTTGTGAAGAAATGAGAGAGTTACATAACTGGGACATGGCAACTGGAGTAACAGTCAAGTACCCTAAGTTATATTTCAAGGAAGAGAGAGATTACTATGACTTCCTTGAAGAGTAACTATGAAGATGTAGGAACATTTGTGTGGAGTAATTTAACACACAATGTAAGAGTTCGGAGAGATTACTTAGGGTTTTCAGAGAGTGGTATGCCCTATGTAGTAGACCACTTCGAGCTTCATGTAACTGATGTAAATGGTAATCGAGTAGCCAGTAAACTGACAGGAACTGGGTATCGTTCGTATATGTTAGCAAGAAAGTCTGAGCATTACGGAGGTACAACTCATTGTGATAATGCTATTACTAATGAGCAGTTTCTGTCAGAATTAAAACAGAAACTAGGCGAAGAGCCACAGCAAAAGGAGTTATTTTAATGACAAAACTAGAAGAAAGAATTACAAATGATATGCTTTATTACGAGCAACTATTCAAAGACGAGCAACGATTTCCTGATTGGGACACACGCTATGACTTTGAAAAAGTATTTGATAAATTAAAAACTATTAAATCAAAGTTTAATTTTGTTGACGATATCAGGAACGAAGAAAATTTACCTGAAGAAAGAACAATTCATTATGGGGAATCAAATGTCACACCCAATTAATGATGCAATTAAAGAAGCAGTAGAAGAAGAGGTAAACAACATGGGTTGCCTTGACTTTCTAAACAAATGCGACGAGCTAGGAATCAAAACTGGTGAGCCTTCAATGGAAGAATTGATGGACCAAGTTACTGATGTACTACTAGAACAACGCATGCAACCATAAAAAAAAGGGGAGGTGACAAGCCTCCCCAGTCAGATATGAAGGAATAATCACTATGATTACAAAAACACAAATACGAGTGCTTTCTGCTGTATATTATCTCATACAAAAAAGAGATAAGCCAGTAATATTAGCACACCATATTAAAAAACAACTGACAGACTTAAAGCAAGGCACGTTGTCATCAACACTACAATGCCTTGAACATAAGATGGGATTAGTTATATCAATGCCAACTGATGCAGTATTAAGAAGTTTGTATGCAAATCCAAAAAGTCCAGGCACTACAAGAAAATACTACATTACCAAGAGTGGTAAAAAATTAATCAATATGTATTTGAATATTGTGAAAAGAGATGGTAAGACTGTTGATTATGAAAAGTTATCTGCAGCAGCTTACGCAACTATCCGAACACCAGAACGTAGATTTACGCAAAGCTTTTAACTGGGCTGGATTATCTAAGACAACATATTATCGTCAGCTAAAAGGAACTGAACTACGTTATGGTACTGCTGCAAAAATTGAGAAAGCTATTCACCAACTTGCCACGCTTAAAAAAAACTGAAGGCGAAGAAACAAGAGCATCAATAATCTGTGATGCTTGTGGTGAAAGAGCTTATGTGTTTGTAGTGTTCCTTTATCGAAGCTCTAAAATATGTATGAAATGCTATGAGGAGGACACATGGTTAGCAAAAGTAAAGCAAAAGGAAGCTATCACGAAAGGTGGTTTCTAAAATTATTTAACAAGTTAGGTATTAAAACAAAGAAGCAACCACTATCGGGCAGTTTAGGTGGTGAGTACAGAGGGGATTTGACTGTTGATATTGCTGGTCAAAACTTAATCGTAGAAGTTAAGTACAGAGATAGCAGTCAATTCCCTAATGTATTTAATTTACTAAAAGACAAAGATATAGCTGTATGTAAACGCAAGAAAGGTTCGCCTCGATACTGTGTCATTATTAAAGATGAAGTATGGGAAGAAGTCTTTGCGTATATCATTCGGCATGAATCAAACATTAACTAAGGAGTTTCCAATGGAAATACAAATCAGTTTCGATAATCTTAACATTGATAGTTACGACATGAACATGGATAAAAAATCTGTGAAGCCAGCTACTGGTAAACAATTATGGAAAATTCAAAACCAAATACTACGGAACATGAGAATTATTGATGCACTTAAAAATGCAGCTACTCAATACCACATTGGTGACGATACATACAAATCAATAGTTGAGTGGGAAGAAACTTTAGATGAGATGGGTGAGATGAGATTCCCTATTACATTAGAAAGAGCAGCCGAAACAATTAAAGCTTTAATACGAATGGAAACAGAAAGTCTTTTATACCACAAGAGACGAATAGAAAAAACACTTACAAAAACAAGGAGTAAATCTACATGACAAATATAAAACTTGTAGCTGACAATCAAGAAAAAGTAGAGGCATCAAGAAAATTGTTACTCTCTATTCCTACACCTACTATGGCAAATATAAACTTAGTCCATGACTTAAATCATATAGAAGGTGTAACAGTACAAGGATTAGATATTCATATAAAAGATTCTAATGCTGCTATGTCAGCACATGATGTAATTAATATTTACCTTACACCTCTTGATAAAAATGATTTAGAAAAACGAATTGATAAATGGCAATACCTTTTTTACAAGCCTTACAATTCTGATATGACTGAGGTTGAGAAGAGAAGTGTTGCGATTGTCGAAGAGCTATCTGTTCTGCCAGCAGATTGTGTGCAGTATGCTTTGAACAATGCAATTCGTAATTACAAAATCTTCCCATCTTTTTCAGAGGTGTATGCAATACTAAAACCGCACTATGAAAGGAGAGTTTTCTTTCAAACAAAAATAGACAAAGTTCTTGACGAGTTGCAGCAGTGAAACTAAAATGTCCATATAAATAAGGAGAAAGCACATGGATAGACAAAACTTTATTGGTGGCAGTGATGCTACCAGAATTATGAATGGCGACTTTGTTTCTTCTAAAGATGAACTTAAAAAC